AATTCCATTCTATTATGCTCAAGTAAGTGATTTCCCATCAGCATCTACATATCATGGTGCTGTTGCTCATGGACATGATACAGGTTTAATGTATTATGCACATGGTGGAAACTGGTTAGAATTAGTCAGTAAAAACAATAGTGGAGTGACTGGAAAGGTTATAGTTGGTTCTGGTGTTACCATTGACCAGAACAATATTGATGCTGGTCATGTAACTGGTATCGTAACTGCTAAATCATTTGTTGGTGATCTATCAGACGCAGTGACATCTAGATGGGCAGTTGTTAATGATAGTGCTAATCATTACCAATTCACAGGACCTGGTGGATTGAGTTCATCAAATGACCCAACCATTTATCTTGCAAGAGGACAATCTTATGAGTTTGATTTAAATGCAAGTGGTCATCCATTCTGGATTCAAACAAGTTCAGGTGCATATAATAATTCAAATGTTCTTAGTAGTGGAGATGGTGTAACAAATAATGGGGCTGCAGTTGGAAGAATTAAATTTGCAATTCCATTCTCTGCAGCAAACACATTATATTATGTTTGTCAGAACCATTCTGCTATGGCTGGAACTATTATTGTTTATCCTTCAATCTAAACCCTATAAATAAAAAGAAAACTTAAAAATGGCAGCGATAATAACTGATCAACTGAGAATAGTGAATGCAAGTAACTTTGTTGCTGGTGTGCAATCTAGTGCAAATTCATATTATGCTTTTATTGGTTTGCCTAATGCTGCAAATTATTTGTCTACTTGGGACTCAGATCCTCCTGCACCAAAAGATGCTTTTAGTCAGTCTGATGATTACTATGACACCATGTTAGCAGTGAAGAGAATCAACTCTGCTGATATAAGTCAAGTTGTTAGAAAGTTGAGATGGCAGTCTGGTGTGACATATGATATGTGGAGAAATGATATCACAAGAGATAATCCATCTCAACCATCTGGTGCATTTGATATTTACTCTGCAAATTACTATATAATCAATGCAGATTATAGAGTTTATCTTTGTTTGTTTAATAATGCTAATCCTGAAAATAACAATCAAGGTGGTCCTTCATTAGATGAACCAACATTCACTGATTTAGAACCAAGAGCAGCTGGTAGTAGTGGTGATGGATATATTTGGAAGTATCTTTATACAGTTAGACCAAGTGAAGCAATAAAATTTGATTCAACTGATTATATACCTGTCCCTGATGATTGGTATACTAGTGCCACATATACTCCTATGAGAGAGAATGCAGATGCTAGTGGTCAACTTAAAATTTGTACTATTACAAATAGGGGAGTTGGTCTTGGGACTGCTAATATAACATATACTAATGTTCCCATTATGGGAGATGGTCAAGGTGGTAAAGCTACCATTGTAGTTAATAATGATTCTAAAGTTGAAACAGTAACAGTTTCAGATGGTGGATCTGGATATACTTTTGGTAGTGTTGACTTAGCAGCAGGTGGAGTTCCTTTGGGAAGCACAACACCTACATTTAATGTAATTATTCCTCCACCAGGTGGGCATGGAAAAGATGTATATCTAGAACTAGGTGCATTAAATGCTTTAGCATATGCTAGATTTGAAAATGATTCAGAAAACCCAGACTTTGTTACAGGACAACAGTTCTCAAGAGTTGGTATTTTGAAAAATCCTCAAGCAGAGGGATCTGATCAATTATTAATTGCAGAAAAAGCAAGTGCAGTATATGCTTTAAGATTAGCAGGTGCTGGTTATAGTTCAGCAGTTTTCAATCCTGATGACTTTATCACTCAAACAGTTGGTATTGGATCTACTGCTGTAGGTAGAGTGATATCATATGATCAAGTAACTGGTGTATTGAAATATTGGCAAGATAGAACCACTGCTGGATTTACATCCACAGGTCTTGCAGAACCTAACCCACAGTTTGGTTTTAGAATGAACAGATTCTCACATCTGATAGAAGCACCTGGCACTGCTACAGGTGGTAGTTATACTATTAATGGTGGTAGTGTAGCTGTTGGAATTGACACTGGATTTCAAGGTGTCTCAACAGTGATAAATAATAAGACATATTTCTTGGGTCAAAATTTTGTCAGTGGTATAGCACAACCAGAAATTAAAAAATATTCTGGTGAAGTAGTATATGTGGATAATAGACCCTCTATTACCAGATCTAAATCCCAAAAGGAAGACCTAAAAATAATCTTGCAATTCTAAAAAATCATGCCTCAGGAAACTAACCTAAATGTAGCTCCTTATTTTGATGATTTTGAGCCGTCTAGTAATTATTATAAAGTATTATATAAACCTGGATTTCCTGTTCAGGCAAGAGAGCTTACAACCATGCAATCTGTTCTTCAGAACCAGATTGAAGACATAGGTAATCACTTCTTTAAGGAGGGTGCCAAGGTAATACCTGGTGGATCACAGTTTAAAGATCAATTTTTTGGAATACAAGTAGATTCTGAGTTTTTAGGAGTTCCTATAACTTTATATTTGGATCAGTTAATAGGAAAGAAAATACAAGGTGCATCATCAGGTGTAACTGCTACAGTGATTACATATATTACTGATGAGGAATCTGAAAGGGGTAATTGTACCTTGTATGTTGGATATAGAGGAAGTGGGATTAATAATGATATTAATACATTTTTAGATAATGAAGTTTTACAAACAACTGAAGATATCAGTTTTTCTACAACATTTATAGCATCTGGAGAAGGATTTGCAAGCACCATATCATCAGAAGCTTCTGTTGTTGGAATGGCATTTAAAATGTCAGCAGGTGTTTATTTTTTAAGGGGACATTTTGTAGATGTTGCAGATGAAGTATTAATATTAGATCAATATAGCAATACTTCAAGTCACAGAATTGGATTTAAGATAAGAGAAGATATTATATCAGCAGATATTGATCCATCTCTAGCAGATAATGCTAAAGGTTTTAATAATTTCACAGCACCAGGTGCAGATAGATTAAGAATTACCGCCAATCTAGCAAGAAAAGATATTGATGAACTTAATGATGAAAACTTTGTTCAGTTGACAGAGGTTGTTAATGGTGCACTTGAAAAAGATACTGTCAGATCTGAATATAATCATCTAGCAGATGAATTAGCAAAAAGAACATATGATGAATCTGGTAATTATTACTGTAAAGATTTTACAACAGCAGTTAGAGAGTGTTTAAATGATGGTGTTGGAAACAGAGGACTTTATGATGAAGGACAAATAACAGAGCAAGGCAATGAACCTACTGATAATTTAATGGTCTTTAAGGTTTCACCTGGTAAAGCATATGTTAGAGGATATTATGTTGAAATATTACGTGCTAATAATTTTGATGTTGTTAAACCTAGATCAGTAAATACATTAAAAGATCAGTCATTAAATTTTGGATTTGGTCCTTCATTTGAATTAAACAATGTTACAGGATCACCTACATTAGGATTTAATAATAGTAATACTATAAGTTTAAGAAGTGAAAGGGTAGGATCAGAAAAGAGACCATCTAGCACTCATGTTGTAGTTGGTGGTAATAATGATGCTGGACATGTTGGTGCTGCTGGTTCAGAGATAGGTGTTGCTAGATTGTATGATTTTGCTCTAGAATCTGGATCATATAATAC